GATATAATTTATCGATGAGGAGCTTGGCTTCAAAAGAAAGTCTTTAAACTTTTAATTCGGTACTATTTTTAAATGTAAATCTGATATCGTCTTTGGAATATACCGTTATGAACTCACTTAGACCGTGCCAGAGGAGTGGATCAAAGTCTGTGAGCAGCTCATCTTGTTTCTTGAATTCATCGAGGAAAGCAGCCATTGTTTGGCGTCTGGTCACTTTTTCCTTGATCTGCCCGGATGCTTTTTCTAAATCTTCTTTGGTAGTTTCAAACCTCTGTACTAAGCCATTGTATCTTCGTTGGTACTCTCCTTGGTCTAAGGCAACATTGGCATTTTCATTTATGCATTGCTGTATCAGTTCAGTGACAATCTCCATTTCATTTTGAAGCTCGATCTGTTTGGTTTCTAAGGGACCGGTGTCATAAAGAACATTCTTCATGGATTCGAAGTTTGCTATGATTTCATCCTTGTCTTCCAGGAGCTTATTAGCAGCCTTCACGAAGAGTTCTTTTATCATAGCTTCATCGAGGTGGGGAGTGGAGCATTTTTCCTGTCCGTTGAACTTGTGGTTGCATTGCCAGACTGTGCGGCGGTACTTGCTATTTGAGTGCAATACCTTTGAACCATACCAGCTTCCACATGAGCCGCATTTTATCTTACCAGAGAATATATGAACACCGCTGTGACGATTGTTTGCAGGGGTTCTCTTTTCTAACTCGTTCTGGACCAGGTCGAAGACCGCTGGCTCAATAATCGCTTCATGGTTATTTTCAACATAGTATTGAGGAATTTCTCCCTCGTTGGCTTTCTTCTTTTTGGTAAGAAAATCTACGGTGTAGCTTTTCTGCAAAAGTGCATCTCCCTTATATTTTTCATTTGTGAGGATGCGTTTGATGGTGCCTGCGTTCCATTTATCTTTCTTCGCGGGTGATAAAATGCCATCTGCTGTAAGCTGCTTGGCAATACCGTAAGGCGTCATGCCCTGTAGGAACATGCTGAAGATCCGCTGGATTATAACTGCTTCCTTAGGGTTCAAGACAAGGTTACCATCTTCACCTCGATCGTAACCGAGGAAGTGCCCAAAGGGAACCGTAACCTTCCCGTCTGCAAATCTCTTGCGCTGTCCCCATGTGACGTTCTCTGAAATGCTGCGGCTTTCTTCCTGTGCAAGGGATGACATGATGGTGATTAGAAGTTCGCCTTTGGAATCTAAGGTCCAGATATTTTCCTTCTCAAAATAGATCTCGATTCCTTTCTCTTTCAATTGGCGAACGGTGGTGAGACTGTCCACTGTGTTCCTTGCAAATCGGCTCACTGACTTGGTAACGATGAGGTCGATCTTGCCGCTTAAGGCGTCCTGGATCATGCGCCTAAAGCCTTCACGATTTTTGGTGTTGGTACCGGATATCCCTTCATCGGTATAAACCTTCACGAACTCCCAATCTTCTCGACTTTTAATAAAATTGGTGTAATAATCGACCTGCGCCTCATAGCTTGTGAACTGTTCTTCGCTGTCGGTGGATACGCGAGCGTAGCCAGCTGTGCGGCGTTTTCTTTGCTCATTAATTGGCGTGGAAGAAAACTGCCTGAGTGTAGCAGGTATGGTTTTAACGTTTTTAGTTGTCTTTGTTCTGCTCATGCTTTTTCCTCCATGCCTCTTTCATTTTCTCAGCTTGCCTTTTCTTTCTTTCCTCAGACCAGGCTGGTTGTCTGCGTTTAAACTGCCATTGCTTTGTGATTTTACTGCCATCCTTCAGCTGAAAGAGAAGTTCTGTGTTGGAAACAACAGTGATGCTATCAACTTTTTCTTTAAAGATACTTTCGTCAAACTCTTTAATGGAAAGGACATCGCTAGATATAGTTTTTAACATGTTCTCTTCCAATCCGCTGTGGCCGCAATCTGTGTGAGGGGGACAGCGCCAATGGTGGGCCTTTTGACCACTTACTCGGGGGCTTGTGTTTCTGCGTAGGTTTTGCCCGCACTTACTGCAGTTTATTTTTCCGGTGAAGCAAGTGATGTTTCCAGAGCTTCTTGGGTTCTTCTTGCTGTAGGCTGACTTTGCAGCGCGAGCTTCAGGTGTCCACCAATCCTTCCTGGCCGTGGATTTCCAATGTTGAGGAATAACCCTGCCGTCATGTAAATGAAAGATGAGTTCATCTGTTCCATTCACCACAACTTTTTCAACTTGATCCAGGAACACGTCTTCATCAAATTCTTCTAAGCCGAGCACCTGGGCACAGACACCTTGGAGTATCTTCTCTGGGATGTTTTTGCCGCTGCACTCTGACACGCCTTTGCGGTCTTTAGTCTGGCAAGTCCAAATATAATAAACATCACTTGAATGCTTGCTTTGTCTTTTGCCGCTGCGCCTATAGCTGACACCGCAGTTTCCACACTTTATCTTGCTTGTAAAGCAGGTGGTGTTGATTGATGGGTTTGCGAAAACGCCTAACTTTCTGCGCCGTGCGATTTCAGCTTGCACCTTTTTATAAGTTTCTAGGTCAATTATGGCTTCGTGAGAATCTTCTACCCAGTACTGTGGGAGTTCTCCGTTGTTGGGCTTTAACTTGTGTGTGATATGGTCCTCAATAAAACCCTTTTGTAAAAGCATGTTACCGGTATACTTTTCATTCTTAAGGATCGCCCGAATTGAGGTGTTTGAAAAGCGTCCTCCGGTATATGATTTGACACCCATTTCTTCAAGCTGCACTTCTGTTTGTTCGGCGGACATTCCCTTGAGGAAGTTATCATAAATCAGCTTTACAATCTTGGCTTCTTCTGGCTCAACAACAAACTGTTCTCCATTCCAGCGGTAGCCATAAATATTAAAGGAATTAGGCTTTCCTTTCTGGAAATTCCTTCGAATGGCCCATTTTACATTTTCACTTGTAGAGCGGCTTTCTTCCTGGGCAAAGGAAGCGAGGATGGATAGCATTAGTTCGCCGTCGCCACTCATTGAATTGATGTTTTCTTTTTCAAACCTTACCTCAACTCCGATGTCTCGAAGGTGGCGTACTGTTTCCAGTAGGTCTACCGTATTTCTAGCAAATCGCGATATGGACTTGGTTAGTACAATATCGATCTTGCCTGCATCACAATCTTCCAGCAGTCTCTTGAACTCATCCCGGTTTTCAGTCGTGCCTGAAATTCCTTCGTCTGCATATACACCTGCATATTCCCATTCACGATGAGTCTGGATGTATTTGCTATAAAAGCTGACTTGCGCTGAAAGAGAGTGTAATGTTCTGCCTTTTTCTTCGGAAACTCTGGCATAAGCAGCAACCTTTTTTCTTGTAGGCATTACCGGAGCGGAAGGTTCGATTCTATTGATTTTCCGCATAAACTCACTCCTTTCAACACTATACATCACTCTAAAAGGCTATGAAGTCAAGTTAATGTGAGAGAATAGTGTACCTAGTAATGGCCTGTATTTTTCAAGAAGATACTCATCGATTAAGGCAAATTCCTCCGGGGTAATTATGTTTTTTTCAAGCATGGATTTTGCAATAGAAAGACTTGATTGGTATTGCTTTTCAGCTCTGAATTGATCGTCTGTCATACTACATCACCGCCTTTGAAGCGGTCGTTTATATAGCAATCATGAGAACAATATTTTCTCTTTGAATTGCCATAAGCGGTAAAGGAGCAACCGCAATAAGCGCAGGTGAAGAAGTAGATGGCTTTCTTCTTGACCTTGTCCTGATTCGAGTTCCACCATGTAACACGACAATCTTGGTTACAGAATTTCAATTTCTTTTTTCCTGAGATCTGTATAAGCTCCTTACCGCAGTGTTTACAGTATTCCTTATCGGGAGTAACTGTAGTTGAGTGATTGGCCTTGATCCCTCCTAGCTTATTTCTTTGGCAGTGGGAAGTAACAGTACTTTTTGGAAGACCTAGGGCTTGAGCGATTGTTGCATACCCAAACCCTTTAGCCCTAAGGTCAGCTATTTGATTTTTTTGTTCTCCAGTCATTATTAATCCTCCAATCGGAGGGTAGAAATCCCTCTCACCATTCACAGGACAGAAGAGGGCATATTGAGTACTGAAAAATAAAAAAATGCCGCCAAGTGCAAGAAAAGCACCCAGCGGCAAAGAGTTAATTATTCAGCTTTGATAAAGGCATCTGTAAAGCCTGCAGCTTTTACTTTGGCCAGCATAGCATCAGCATTGGACTTGACGCTGTAAGCCCCGACCTGAACCCTGTAAAGCTTCTGAGGCGGGGTAGTGGAAGGAGTAGGAGCCGTCAGTAGCTTTTTAACATCAGCCCTTAAAGTATCCATACTCTTACCATGCCTAGAAAACCAGTGACGAGGATCTCCATGATTGCTTGCGATTTTCTTTTGATAGCCTTCATAGTGGCCAATGATGTCTTTCTCCGTCAGGTCATAGAGTTTACAAAGGTGCGCACAAAGCTCAGTGGCTTCTTTATAAACTGCATTGAAATAAGAGACGTCGGACAGGTTGTCTTCGCAGATCTCAAATCCGATGTGACTATTGTTGGCGTCACCACCTGCATGCCAGCCTCTATGATCCCATGGCAGGGTCTGATAGGTAGCGATGGTACCATTTTTAAGTTTTCCGATAAAGGCATGGACACAGACTTGTCTGCCGCTGGGTCTATGCTGATTCCAATGATTGTTATACTGGTTTTCTCCCAAGATGCCATCATCTGGACCAACGTATCTACGTAGATATGGATTGTTAGCTCCGGTGCTGTGGACCAATATGCCTTTGGGCTTGATTTTTCTACCTGCTTTATAACATTCGTTTTCTGTAAAGATTAGTTTTTTAAGGTTCATAGTTTTTCCCTCCTACGATTTGTTGCAATCTATAGAAAAATAAAAACGCCACAGGCTTGGCCTATGACGCTTCTACTAGAATAGGTATTCTTGAGCAGTTATGTCGTCTTCATTTAAATCTCTTGTCTGATTTTCTTTTCCGCAAACCGGGCATGTGCCATAATAATCTCTAAATGTTAAACTCCCTTCTAAGTGCATTAAATACTTCACTAAGATTAACGTCGCACCACAATGGCATTTAATTCTGGTCACTTTCATCCCCTCCAAAAGCATTATGCGAAGGGGATGACATTTTATACAGCTAATCCAGTTTTCCTTCATCAAAAATCTGATCGCTGTTTTCATGCCAATAGAAGTCTAGAGTTTTGTGGCAGCATGGACATTCCTCTTGATAGTTCCTGATCACCATTTTGTCACTGAGTAGTAAGTTGTAATTGATAACGCATAATGGTTCTTCGCAATAGCTACAATGAATAAATACCATTTGAACACCTCCATAACTTACATATGCAAAGAATGCTCAAATGGCAAAATCATTTATTACTTTGTTCC